TTCTTCAGCATGATCATTCAGAATGTTCTGAATCAGCGCGCCAGCAATTGCTGAACCGCCATTTTTTTGACCTATGAAAAGAACTTGCTGGCTGGCGTTTGGAACGGCAACATTTGCTGGCAAAATGGCAACTGAAACATTTGGCTGATTTATTTGTGACATTTTTATTTTCTCGCTGATTTTGGTTTGACTTCTTTTTCAGGTTCAACAACAGAAACCGTTTTGTCAATTTGTGAATCTTTCAAAAGGTTTCTGAATCGTTGTTCAACTGGTGTCCCTTCAGAATCGCATACAAGGCAAGTTTTCTGACCTTTCTTGAATTCCAAAAAATCACGGTTGAACTGAATTTGAATTGTTTTCATTTTAAGCCTTTATTTTTTTGCCTATCTATAACAAAACAGCCAGTTCAATGCAATGAATTTCAGCTTTTCACTTTTTAGTCATTGCAAGCTGAAGCGTCAAGAAATTCTTTCATAGTGCGCCAGCTTTTCAATTGCCTGAAATGTGCTGTTCCAGTTTGCATGACTTTCAAGCGGTTTTGGCATTCCGTTTGGAAAGGTTTCAGAATCATGACAAGGGATAACGTGATCAGTGGTTTTCTGAACCTGATCTTGAAAAAACAAAGGCTGTTTATATCTGATTGTCACGTTCATACTTCGCACCACCTTTTTGCATCATTGCCTAAGTTAAAAATTCCGCCAAAGTTCATTCTGACTGTGATGCTTTCACCGCTGAACTGACCAGCAAGCACGGCAACGCCTTCAGTGATTTCTAAGGCGTTATCATATAGCGGATTGACTGAAATTGAAAATTCATTTGTTCCAGAATCGCTGGTTTTGAACCAAGCTGTTCCGCTTGCTGAATCCAGATAAAACGCTGAAATAAAGTCTGGAACTATTTCAATGCTTATTGAAACGGGCATTCCTGAAACAAGATCAAGAACAAATGCGTTTGTGCTGAACCCTTGCGGTATAAAGTAAACGCCAGCGACAATTTCAGGGTTCAATTCATCTTGAAAATCAATAAAATACATTGCAAAAGCCGCATCATTTGAAGCGCTTGCGTTGCTTAGGCCAACAAGTTCAGCTTCATATTTCACAACATCTGTTTGCGTTGTGAATCGGCATTGACTGCCTGTTCCCGTGATGCCAGTCACGCCAAAATTTCCAACTGAAATCGCTTCAACATCTTGGTCAGTAATGTTGATTATTTGGAAATCACCAGCGGGAATTTCAACCAGCGTTGGCGTTTCGCAAGTTAATGGCGGTGGTGAAGGAATATAAATTTGATTGCAATAAGTTCCTGAAGATTGGGGCAAACCAAACGGCCTTGAACCAGTGTTGATTTTGTTGACGTACTTTTGGACATTGCTACCAGCAAACTGAAAGACAAGCAAAAGTTCATTGTCTGGATTGAATCCTGATGCCGCCAAGCCTGAAAATTCATTGCCTTGATTGTCGGAAAGAAAAACTTCAGTTGTTCCAGAATTAAACCGTATTCCGCAAATGTATCCAGTTTGAATGACAATTTCACCAAATGGCGCGCCTGTAATAAGATCGCGTATTGTTCCGCCACCAGCTGAAGTGATATAAACACCACCAAGAAAAAGTTCTTGCGCAAGATCACCAATTGCAATGACTTGATCAAAAACGCTTGGATTTTCAATTTCAATCACTTCATTTTCAAAACTGACAAAGCCTTCAGAGGCTTTCCAGCGTTCATCTGAAGCATATGTGGCATTTGCAAACCCGCTGAAGTTTTCCAGCGTGACTGACTGTTCAACGCTGTCAAAAACCGCTGGAACGTCCCAAAAATCAGAAAAGGCCGTGAAATTCATCCAAGCGCAAAAGCCTGAAGGGTTCTTATAATCTGGATCATCATCAAGCGGTATTATTGTTCTGATTTTTCTTTCTGAAAATGTCATTGGCTTATTTCCAAATCAAATCCAAGTTCAATGTCCCTGAATGCCACGTTGAAATCATAGCCAATTGAATCCATGAATGAAACATCATTCACCGTTTCAAACTGGAAGGCGTGCGAATATGTTGCTGTATCATAAAAAATTGTTCCGTCAGAATTGAAAACCGCTGAATTCTGGTTGCCGCAAGCCAAATTGGTATTGAACACCTTCCCAAGTATTGACTTGAATAATAATGTCATAACGTCACGCATCAGATCCTTTGAAGCACCGCCAGAAATATCATTTGTTGAATTCACAAAGCAATAAATTGTGAATGGAAAAATCACTTGTTGACGGTATGAATTTGAACGGCCAAGAACCGTTGTTGCATCACTTTGAATTTTCCTGTCTTTTGAAGCTGAAGAATCATTTGTTTCAACAAACAGCCAAAGTTTGTCAGTTTCTTTTTTCGTGTAAGCATCTTTGGCGCGCTCAAAAGAAACTGTTCTTGAAATCCTGAAATTTTTCTTCAGAACAATTGAACCTTCAGCTGGCGGCAAGTCAGGAAACGGCAACAAGAATTGAACGTTGTCATCATCAACAACATTCAGAACGTTGAACGTGCCGTTGTATCCATATGCAAACCCGTCAACCAGCTTTGGCGCACCGCTTGAAGCAATCGCACCAGAATCAGGAACTTTGAACGTGAAATGCCTTCTATTTGGAACTGAAAGAAGTTCAAATTCACCGTTGAATTCAGGTTCAGTTGCGCCTGTAATTTCAATAAAAATTGCGCCTGTTTCAGCGATTTGCACCCTGTCAAATGTCAAATTGTGATCAAGTGAAGTTTCAGCGCTGGCAACAGTTCCAGTTCTTACAATTGAAACAATTGGCATGTTTGTTTTTGCGCCAACAATTGAAAACAATGAACCAACAGTCAGGCCGTGATCTGGAACGCTTGCCGTTGCCTGATTTCCAGCGCAAGAAATTCCAGAAACAGAAATCTGATCAGTAAACAAATTTGTTTGTGGCGGCAAAGCGGCCATCAGTTGCCTGACAATTTCTTCAGATTTCATGACTTCAATTCAATTCCTTGTTCAATTAAGGTTGCGCCTATTATATAGTTTTTTTTCATTGAATTCTGAAGCGTTGGCCGCGCCGCCATTCTTGCTGTTCCAAGTTCCAAAAAGGTTGAATAAGGCGCATTTGCGCCAAAGGTTAAACCGTCAGAACCCTGAACCGTGAAATCAATTGATTTTCTTAATTTTCCAGAACGGTTTGCCGCTGACTGGCCAGCCGCGCTTGCCTGATGTCGCCTTCCCTTGTACCTGTAAATTCTGCCAGTTTTATCTTTTCGCAACATATCAGCTGAAGCGGTTTTCTTTAAAGCTTTTCCAAGATTGTACAAGCCCATTCTTATACCAGCACGCGTTGCGCCATCAAGGTTTTTGATCTTTCCAGCAACAAGCGCTTCAGCGCCTTTTTCATCAAGCATGAGTTGCCGCCTTTGTTGCAAGGCCGCGATTTGTGCAACGGCAAAGCTGGAAATCATGCCTGTTGTCCAAGTCTTCAACATCAATGACATTGAAGCGCTGGCCTTCAATGTCAATCCAGTCTTGAAAAGTCAATCCAGAAATGTAGGGAATATATACATGATGCGTGACATCCTGTTCAACGCCAACTTGATCAAACAATGATTCACCGCGCACCGTTTCAACCAGCATGAATGAATTCACCTTCAGTGTGAACACTTCTTCAAAATCAACACCGCCTGAAATTGGCGCGGCAATGTCTCTGGTGTTTATTGTCCCGTAGTCAACAAGATCACCAGCGCAAACTTGGCGGTTTTTTTTCCTGATCTTTGTGCAAATTGCCATATTCAAAACCCAAGTCTGATTTCCCTGATTCTGAATTGATTGTATATCATGCTGCTTGTGCTTGGCATATTTCCAGCGCCACAAGAATCAGCGCAATCACCACGATTTCTGGCCACGTTCAAGGCATGTGCCATGATGCCAATTTTCAATTCAGCGGGAACGCTTTCTGTTGTGTCGCCATAGCCAGATTTGAAAATTATTTCAATCGCTTGAAATGGCCGCGCTGAATTCACGTCAGCTGGCCACGCCTTGCCGTCAAAAATTGCTATTTTGGAATAATCGGTTTCTTGCGTCAGCATGAATGTTTCTGGATCAACATCAACAAGAACATTGGCTTCATTGTAATACTTGAAAGAAGTTAAACTTTGGAAGGGTGATTTTCTCAATTCAATATAGTTTGCGCGCTGGATAAATTCATCACGCAAGGTTTTAAATTCTGTAGTGATCAGAACGCGCCTTGTATAAACCTGACAAAAGGCAATTGCTGAATTCAGGATCAGCTGAAGCGTTGCTTCTTCAGCGTTGTTGGTTATTTTTGCATAGGCTTTGAAATCAGCAAGCGTGACCGCTGGATTCACTGGCGGTGTTTGGATAACGTAGGCAAAAGCCTTTTCACGCAAGATTTCAGACATGACAAAAAGCCTTATTTTTTAGCGGCTTTTTTTGGCTTGACCGCTTTGGTTTCTTTGGGATCAACAATTTTTGTTTCTCTGTTTTCTTCAGGCATGGAAACCTGAATTTCAACAGCGCGGCCACGCCTGACAAGTTCTTCAGCGCGTTCACCGCTATAAACAGCGTCAACTTCCAACAAAAAAGGCTTATTGTTTTCAAAAATTCGGCTTTTTTGGGTGATTTTCACTTTCATGGCTTGGCCTCAAATAAAAAACAGCGATCTGCTAAAGGTGAATAAAACAGACCGCTGGAAAACCCGCACGGGTTTTTTGTTAGTTTAAAGGCGCGCTTCTTGGGCAGTCTTGCATTGCCAACAAGGTTGCATTTGCGCCTGTTGTCACGTCAGTTGAAACAACTGAAGCACGAACATAACGCTTTTTGCCAACATAACCAACATGGCTGACGCTATTTGCAGCGTCAAGCGCTGTATTGTCGCCAAGAATGCTTTCAGCGGCAACAGCATTGAAGCTGATGTTGTCGTCACTTTCTTCAAGCAAAATTGAATAGCTGCCATCAGTGTGCGCACCGATAGCAAGCGCAACTTCAAGCGCTTCAAAGTCATTGTCACCATTCATGTCAACAACAGCGCCAGCGGTTGTTGTGTTGCTTGCAATCACCGCCGCCAGCAAATGTGAAAGTTTCATTCCAAAATTCTTGTCTTTTGAAGCCATAAATAAACCCTTTTAAAAAAATTAAATTGAAAAACTAAACGCTTTCACCCAAAAAGCCAGCGTAAAGCTGACTTGTTGGATTCATTTTGCTGAAAGATTAAACAGCGGCCTTCAGAACCTTAATTGCTTCAGGAAGAACAACTTGGCCGCCTGTTCTACGCCTGAAAACCCATTTGATTTTATCGTCACTTGCAAGCGTCAAATCATCCCGTATGACGCTCATTGCAACGTGATCCGCTATCCGATAACCGCGCATAAAATCACCGCAAGCCAAAGGCCGCTTGTTTGCGCCAACATTATCCATGTCAGGCACTTCAACATAAGGAAGGCCATTCAGGGTGTTTGGTGCGCCACCGACCAAGCCAGCTTGCCACAAATACTGATCATCAAGCGTTTTCAGCTTGCGCAAATATGCAATTGTCTTTCTGTTCAGAACATAGGTTGCATTGTAGCCAGTTTTCAGTTCAGCGGCCAAATCAATCACGTTGTCAGCGGTGATGTCAGCGGCAATGCCAGAATTGATAGCCTGAACACCAGCATCATACAAAAAGCCTTTTGGCTTTTTCACGCCATCACCAAGCACAAAGGCAAAGCCTTCTTGTTGTGCAAAATCTTCACTGGCATCAGTCATGATTTCATTTGCAACGTTGATGATGCCATCTTCGAGCATTTCACGCGTGCTGATGATTTCAGCCATGATTTTATTCACGGGAATTTCAATTTCACCGTATTGGCTTGAAGTGTTTGGCGCGGATTCACGCTCACCACGCCAGCCGCCAGTCAAATTGCTGGTTCTTTTGAACAGAACAACTGACTTTCTGTTTGTTTGCATAACTCGCGCCAGTGCGCGCATTGGTGAAATTTCAGTGACGTTTTTCAGCACTTCCATTGATATTTCTGGAACAGCGAAAACACCGCCATCAGGATCAGAATCAGTTCGCAACATTTTCAGCTGTTCTGGTGACATGCCTTTTTGCCCCATTGCTATGAAATGCAAACATGCCTTGTATTCTTCAGACTGTTCTTTCTTGTCAGAATGTTTCACGCGCATCAGGCGCTTTTCAACTTCTTTGAATTCATCTTCAAACTTGGCGCGTGCTACTCTTTCAGCTTCAAGCGCAATGGTGATTTCCTGATTCTTGCTTTCAATTTCATCAAGCTTTGCTTCAGCTTTTGCCATTGCTTCTTTGTTGCCGCTCATGCCTTTTTCATGTTCAGAACGCAAAATGACAATTGCTTCATTTGATTCTTGGGCAAGTCTTTTCAATTCAATCATATCTTGTGACATAAAATTTACCTTCTATTGATGTTTTTGTTTAAGTTCCTGTAAGCCGTCAAAACTTCAGACAATTGATCAGAATCACCCTGACCGCCTGAAACTGGATCACCCAAGTTCAAGAATTTGTTCATGATATGTTCGCGCGCCTGTTTTGTAAAGATGTCTGTTTCCTTGAAAAAATCACGCAATGTTTTCACGTCAGAAATATGCTGAACATCTTCAAGGCTGAACATTTTGCCATCAGCTGACTTGAATGCGCTGACGCTGGCTTTTGGGTTTGCTGGAAAAGTAACAAGCGAAACTTCAAACAGGTCAATTTCTTTCAAGATTCTGACTCGGCCTTCATTTTCACTGTCTTTCACTGAATAGCCAATTGACATTTTTCGTATTGAACCAACGCGCATTTGTGGCATAACTCGGCCACGAACAAGATCATCTTCTTTTGGCAATCTTGCCTTGATGAACAGACCTTCTTCAGTTTCTCTGATTTCAGTTGGCATTCCTATTGGTTCGCTTGTTCTATGCTGCCAAAGTATGACTGGCGTTCTTTCTGAAATAGACTTCAGAAAAGCGCCTTTCCTGATGATGTCATCAGTCAAATCAACATTGTTGAATGTTGATGCCAAGCCTTCAAAAGTGAAGAATTTGTCTTCTTCACTCATGGCCTTGATTTCAAAAGGAAGTTCAAGATAATTCATTCAATGTTTCCATTTTTTCTGAAGCATATATTAAATTTTAAGCTTTGCAAAGTTCAAGCTCCCAAAACGCCCTGCAAAGTTGGCAGCGGCTTTCCTGTTTGCGGTTTCACTCTGGTGTCAATTGCTTCAGCAATCGCCTGATCATTGACAACAATGGCAGAAATGCAACGGCAATTGATCACGTTTTCAAGTGAAGCGCCAAGACTGGTGTCACTTGGAAAGCGCAACAATTCACCGCCAACAATGAAAGGATCATTCACGCCTACCCTTTGCCCATCAGCCAGAACGTGAGATTCACGGGTTCTTGAATCCAGAACTGATGACCATTCCTTGAACAAGACTTCTTCTTGCGGAACGCCAGTAATTGCTGAAACATCATTTGCGATTGTTTGCGCCTCAATGATCTTTGAACCTTCACTTGCTGTTTGTGTTTCAGTGACTGCAATAGTTTCAATTCTTGATTTTGCGCGCCTGTTGAATTCATTTTGCGCTTCTTCAGCAACAACAAGATTTCTTGAACCAGCAAAAACTTCAGGCAATTGCAAGCCAACACCAAAGCTGATTGCGCCATTGATTTCAGTTTGCGTTGTTTGAATGATCAGCCTTGCATGAAGTGCCGTTGTCAAATTGATAAATTCTCTCAAAGCTGAATTCACTTTTTCATCAATGGCTTTTGTTTCTTCAGGCAAGAAATGCTTGACTAATTGCTGGCGCAAAGCAATACCAAACAGCTTTGAAACTCGCCTGTAATGTTGACGCAAAATTTGCTGAAGTTCGTTTTCATAGACTGACGCGTTCAGAATTTGGCCGCGTTCTGAAAACTGGTCACGCATA